TCTGGAATGTAAACGCGAGTGGCTCGGACAGCAATGTCCCAGTCACCGTCAACGACCAAGGAGTCGCTCTTGTGAGCGGGTTCTCACCCTCGATCATGCAGATGTGTTTCTCAGGCGATCTTAGCCCTGAGTCATGCCTGCGCGAAATCGTACTAGACAATCCGAGATATGTCAGGATCTCGGTACAAGCCTAGTCACCTCATTACACACTAACCGAGAACCCGCACGCCGACACGCGTGTATACAGCAGCCATCAGTTCTTAGACACACCTTTACCGCACACGGTGTCTGAGTCTGGTGGCTGTTTTTTTTCTATCATAAGAACCAATACCACACACCATCATGAAAGACTTACTAAAAGAACTACAAGCCCTACAAGCCCGACTCAAAAGAGTAGGTGGAGGTAAGATCGTTATCACCTCAACCCACTTCAATATCAGTCTAGGAATTGAACATGAATAACCACTACAAACGACAATATCAACCAGATGACCTATGACATACTAATACTGATCCTACCATGGATCTGCACACTCTACCTAATACTACAATAACCCACACACCATATGGATATAAACTACAACAAAATCACTAAGTACGACAGAAATGTCGAACAGCTACTCACATTCTTGATGTGGTGTACAGTCACACCTGGCAAAAAGTCAGATGTCATTACACCCAAGTTCAATGCAATGTTCGACGATACTAACAAGCCATCACAAGTAATCAAGAAGCATGGCAAATCAGTAAGATCACTACTAGAAAAACATGGAATAGGGCAGTACGACCGCATCATGAAAGCATGGAAAGCAATCAAACTTATCCAGCCCATGGGCCAACTACGCACTATCACCCGTGATGAGCTAACAACCATACCAGGCATTGGCCCAAAGACAGCCTCATTCTTTCTTGTACACTCAAGGAAATGGCAAGAAATGGCAGTCCTAGATGTTCACATACTCAAATGGTTGCAACAACAATTCCCGGGACACCCGATACCAGACTCTACACCGCAAGATATCAGCAAATACGAAGCAGTAGAAGCGCTGTTCCTCGGTAAAGCCTGCCAGCTTAATCTATCTCCCGCCGATCTTGACAACAAGATATGGCAAGCAAACTCCCTAAGTAAATAAACCACACACCAAACATATGAATGAATTAAACGTGCTTAACAGAATCAAACTATATACATTTATCCGTGCCCTGGGTAATACTATCTTCAACATTACGTGGATCAAAAAGGATGGATCTATTCGCAACGCAAATGTCAGGCAAAGTGTCAAACTCATACGCAAAAGTAAGCGTATAAGCGTAGTAGCACAACCAAACTCAGCGTACCTTCTCCTCTACCTAATGCCTAACATGCAAGGAAACACATTCCTGTATGAATCAGGCTTCAGGCTAGTCAACCTAAGCACCATAACCCAAATAACAACAAAAGGATCCTCACACCAGATAACACCAGAACCTATCACTCAAACCTTTGACCTTAACATGTCAGACTTTGAATCACCTAACAACCTATACCAGCTACAAGATGGAATCAAAGCACTCACGGTCTAAGCTACCAAGAACAAGCCGAAGCAAACGTTTCTTCTTCCACTATAACAAGGTAAAGAAATGTCTAACAGTACACTACGATAACAAGTGTTACTTAACCGAAGATATCACATGCCATACTGCATGTGAATCACATCACCAAACCCAGCAACCACACATAATAATGCGAGGCTGGACAACAGAAATAATACACACACCAACACACACCATAATCAAATGAGCTATTACATAAACGGATCAACAGAAGTAGGCTACGAAGCACTTCAAAGACTACCAGCGCCAAACGCACTATCAGAGAGACACAACCCAGTACCACATGTACAGGTCGTTGACATCGTGCTAGATAAACTAGACAAGCTAAACTACACAATAGACGAAGCTCGCTACGGCCTAGACGATCATGGCGACATGTTCGGCTATCTCAAACTACACAAAGAAGGTGAAGATAACGGAGTATTCAAAAATGTACTCGGTATCAGAAACTCACATATCAAACGATTCGCATCACAATTAGGTGCAGCAGCAAGCGTAATGGTATGCGACAATCTATCCTTCCATGCCTGCGACGGTAACGAAGCCAGACATAAGCACACCAAGAACATACTCAATGTACTACCTGGCCGCATCGATGCCATGCTACACAATGTACAGAACAACTGGAAATCTCAGGCTAAACGATACGACATGTATCAAGACACTGAGCTCGACGAAGCCGGAATGCACAGAGTAATTGGCAGTGCTATAGACAACAAAGCAATTGCACCAAGCAAAGCTCTCAAAGTTCTCACAGAATACAAGAACCCTAGACATGACGAATTCTCACCGAGAAACGCATGGTCAATGTTCAACGCATTCACTGAGATTCTCAAAGAGACTCCAGCACAACTGCAAGATCGATCAATCAAATTGCACACCGTCTTCGACCAGCTACTCAGCCCTGTCGACACTATCACTAACGAGTTACAAACATCGTTCAACCTTAACTAACCCCACTTGGATGGTTGGACTGCACGAAAAATACTGCGCAATCGAGAGAAATACTCACCTGCGCTAGTCGCTAAAGCTAAACAGAAGATAAAAGATATCGTAACCAAGGTCACTTGCACACAATGCAAAGAAGCCCCAATCTCGCTATCATTGTTTAAAAGCGGACGTACCTTATGCGGACAATGCACCCATTACAATCACATATATGGCAAACCAAAACCCGACGCTTAAATGGAGTCACGGTAATGTTAAACTGCCTGCAAGAATCATACACTTAAGTCTTCCGTCAGGGCATTCGTGCCCGGCGGCAGACAAGTGTCTGTCAAAAGCAGACCAAGTTACTGGCAAAATAACAGACGGTAACCTCACCGAATACCGGTGCTATGCAGCAATGCAAGAAGCAAGACACCCAAACGTAAGAAAGCTAAGATGGCACAATCTACTTCTACTCAAAAAGAAGAGTAAGAAGCAGATGTTCAACATGCTGTTCTCCTCACTCAAGCGTCATCACGACAGCTACCACAAGAATCACGGCCAACGACCTATCATCCGTGCTCATGTAGGCGGTGACTTCTTCAATACCAGCTACTTCAAAGCTTGGTTAGATCTAGCAAAAACATTCCAACCAACATGGTTCTATGCATACACAAAACGCTTAGACCTATGGTTAGAGTACAAAGATCTAATACCACCAAACTTCGAACTCAACGCTAGTATCGGAGGTAAGCACGACCACCTAATACCACAATATAACCTAAAAACAGCTCAAGTATTATTCAGCGAGCAAGAAGCAATAGATAAGGACCTAGAACTAGATCATGACGACAGCCACGCATACACAAGAGGGCCGAGCTTCGGCCAACTCCTCCACGGTACCCAACCGGCGAAAAGCAAAGCCAGCAAAGCGCTTACGCTTCTCAAGCTATCGTCCAGCTGGACAGGGTATAATGCAAATACCAAGAGCGTGCCGAAAGCACATAACGCTGTTCTTTGAATCAGTAACACCACAACAAATCAAGCAGTACAAAGCAGACTGGCAAACTATCATGCCTGTTAGCGATCATGAAGCGCTCAACAGATGGCGATTTGCATACTGCACCGTACACACCCCTTGGTTACGCAGCTGCGAACAATACGATAAGATCAAACCGCTCTACGAAAATGCAGACTACCAAGCATTAGCTAAGATCTTACGTAACACCAGCGGCGGCATGTGGGACATCAAAGCTAACGGCATCAGCAAACTACACAGCTACTGGACAGACAATCCTGAAATGTTCGACACTCAGCCTAACTGGCAAGAGTTTCGCAACAAACTAGCTAACAAGTTGCACAAGCTAGGCCTCGCCAAGACAAGCTTCGCCCTAGAAATGCTATACCCAATGACTGCACAAATCATATGCATAGACAGACATATGTTCAAAGCATTCGGATGGGAAGATGTAGACCTAGGCTGTAGCACAGCTCAGTACGAATTCTACGAAGACTACTGGGTATCAATGTCTAACGAATACGGCATACCGCCAGTCATATCTCGGAATCTATTCTGGGACCAAATCCAAAATCAAACCTCAAGCCTATACTGGGCTAACTACCTAAACTAAATCACACACCATATGATCACACAAAATACAGACACTACGTATCCAGTCGTATCCTCCAAAAAGCCAATGCCCTATGCTATCAATGAGAAAAGCATCACCATACTAGACGGTAACAAACCAATAACGATCACAGATGACCGAGCCAACTATCATACATTGCTACAAGCAATCAAAGATGGTGACTGGGATACAGCAGCTGAATCGCTAGACGAGACATCCCAAATCGTAAAACTCACTCACGGCCGCGTATCTGTCATTAATGACCAGCTACACTTCGACGATGAGCCCCTCAACAATGCAGCAGCAGATAAGCTGACTGACTTAATCAAACAAGGTCACACAGATGTAGATCGCTGGGTACTGTTCCTTGAGAAACTCATGGCCAACCCCAGCTACAACAGCAGAGAACAAGCATACAACTTCATATCTCAACAAGGTATGCCACTCACAGAAGAAGGTAACATCATCGGATACAAAGGAGTACGCGACGACTACAAAGATAAATACTCCGGCAAGTTCGACAACTCAGTAGGACAAGCACACTCAATGACACGAATAAATGTAGATGACAACCCGAACAACGGTTGCTCATCCGGATTCCACATCGGTAGCCACGACTATGCAGACAATTGGGCATCAAGCGATGGCCGTCTAATGATTGTCGAGTACAGTCCAACAGACATCGTCTCTGTCCCAGAAGAATACGGCTATGGCAAACTACGAGTATGCAAATACAAAGTAGTTGGCGAATCAGAAGCTAGACAAGTACTTGACGACGGTGCATACGGTCACGAAGACGACAAAGCTGGCGACATCTGGCAGTACCTCTGCGACTATCATGACGAAAGCGAATCAGTATGGTACAACAGCATACTAGAAGAGTTCCCTCGCACATCACTATCGGAAATACTCGATGCTATTCGATATTACTCCGACGATTACCCACAAGTCACGTTCGATCAGAACACTAATGACTGGGAGATCCGCCTCATAGCGTTACCAACAGACCACGAACCGTGGACTGAATCAGTCTAATCCCATCGACCTGAGCATGTCGTATAACTGCTCACCCTTTATTAACACACACACACACCATATGAAACTATCATCAACACAACAAACACTAGATACATCCATACCGTCAGCAGCAGAATTCGGCATAGAAGAGTCTGATCTGTCCCACATCATGGGCATATTAAGATCACAAATATACTCTGACAAACTACTCGCAGTCATACGCGAATACTCAACCAATGCACGTGATGCTAACATAGAAGCTGGCAACGAACATCGCCCAATACATGTAGAAACACCAACACGCACGTCACCTCAACTACAATTCCGTGACTACGGTAACGGTCTTACCGACGAACAAGTTACATCACTATATGTAAAGTACGGTGCAAGCACCAAACGATCATCCAATGATTACACTGGTTGCTTAGGTATTGGTTGCAAAGCAGCATTTGCTTACGGTGACTCATTCACAATCACAAGCTACACATTAGATACTATAACTACCTGGTTAGCACGTATTGACGAATCAAAGCGTGGCACCGTCAGCCTAGTAAGCCGTCTACCTAATCACACCGAACCAACAGGTGTAAATATATCAGTAACAATAAAGTACGACGACTTCGAGACATGCGAATCCAAGATAAGAACATTCTTTAAGTACTGGAAATCAGATGTCACATCTAACCTCAGCGATACGTTAACAGAGCTAACACCTCATCACTCAACAGATGACTGGGCCATTGCTAATCATCAGACTGAACGACGCATCAACGCTTACAACCATCGCGGTGCAGCAACTGTTGTCATGGGCAACATCGCATACCCAGTACCATCAGCAGAATTCAAAGACAACAACATACACGGACTATCATTGATATATCACGACAATGTAATATTCTATGCTCCACTTGGTTCTCTTGACATAGCAGCTAACCGTGAAGCATTAGAGCTAACCGATCGAACAAAGACAGGTATCACAAGCCTAGCTAACAACATGATGTTAGATCTAACAACAATGCTAGAAGATACAGTCTCATCACAACCAACGCGCATTCTTGCATCAATCAAGTCATCACTATTCGAAAATAGTCTTGGCACATCACTCAACCGAGCGATCGCAAGCAATGCTAGCTGGAAAGGACAAAAGCTAATACGTACAATCAGCCTAACGAACAAAAAGAAAGCAGTAATACACAAACGTCAAAGATCCTGGAGAAGTACTGACAATGAAGACCGTAATATACGAGAGAAAGATGTGAGCATGATCACGTTAGATGACAATCTAACAATATGTGTAACTGACAACACAATCAGTGAAGCAAACTCAACACGCAGAGTCAGAACACTACAAGCAGCAAGTCTCTACAACAGATCCAAACAGTTCGTAGTAATACAACGCGAACACTTATCAGACGTTGAACCAGTACTACAACCAGCAGACTACACAGACCTGTTGACTATCGATCCGCTCAAGCCTACACGCACTATCATTACGAAAGCAGCAGGCAATAAGTCAAAGCAAGTAAAAATCAATGTGTGCACGCTTAAGCCTAACAGCCTAAAGTCAGCTCGCTTATCCAAAGAATGTGAGCCTGAAGCAATGGACGACGGACGCTTCGTATATGTACCACTCGATCGATTCGATTGGGATGGGCATCCAGATCGCTTAGCTAATCTAAGTTGGATCCAAGCCGCAATAAAGTCTATCAACGATAACACATCCATAACCATACATGGTGTAAAGAAACACCACATATCAAAGTTAGGTGACAATTGGATCACGCTAGACATGTTCTTCAAAGAGAAACTTGATCAAGCAATCAAAGAAAGACCGGCCTACTACAAAAGCAAAGCCGATGAATATGAGTGCTGGGAAAAAGATACAAATGGCTTCTTCCCCGATCTATTGATCATGTCCAAAGTCAAAGACAAGACCATAGCCTATCAAGCACAAACACTATCCAACGCAGGCCATACAGGTGGAGCAAGTGAGTTACAAGTAGGCTCATTCCTGGGCGTGTACACAAACAAATCAACTATCATCAAAGATATAAAGAAAACACTAGCCAAGTATCCACTACTACAAGTCATATCAACTGGTTACTACTGCTCACTAAGCAACGATGACATAGCCAAAGCCGTCACACACTACATCAAACAAAACAAATCCAAATAACATGAATATACTAACACCAGCACCAGTCACAGTTGCTAACCATCGCGGAGTAGCAAACCACCATGTCACAAAACGATACAATATCAAAACCTTCAAGGCTAGCGCCCTTGTCGCTGAACTACCTATTGGAGTTACAGTCAAACATAGGTACAACGGCATTGAATACCGATACAATGTACCAGTCAAAAACCCACTACATCAATATTCACAAGTATCAACTATGACACTCTGGGTAAACAAAGCTCAACACATTGAAGCATCAGGCTGGGTATACAGAAAAGAAGACCTAGAGCTATTCATGGATACATTCCATCTAATCCACCCAATCATGAAACAGCTATTCGGCCATCGTGCCCACGATCCTCAAACAGGTCACCTAATGGCAGCCTAACACAGACAAGTCCTCGTCAGTCTAACCCACTGGCGAGGGCTTATCTTTTGCTCTAAGTTCCAATCCTCCAGGGAACTATCATACAGGCTTACGTATTTAAAGGAAGTTTGTTGTCACATTTTCAATTTGTGTAATGAGCATGAAAGAAGCAATCGCGCGCCTGAAGGCGCAAAGCGTTAGAACGTCCGGTGATGATCCCATCGCCGTTGTCTCCGATATCAGAGTATCGGATCCTTACTACGAAGCCGTAGTTAAGAGTAAAGGAGCACGTGGCACAGCCGCGTTCACCATCAAAGCGGGTGGCAAAAGCCGCACCGTGTTTGGTAAATCATACGTCCTTTCGGACGATATGGAAGTAGGACAGAACGTAGTAGTTGCTGTCATAATTCTTCCCAAGAAGGGTGACCTTCCTGCGAAGCCTTGGGTTAACGCCGTAACGAAAGTTGACGGATGAGTGCACGATGCCATGGGCATCTCGGGCAGTCGGCTAGCGCCGGCTGCTCGCACTCTTTTTTTGCTGTAAGTTCCAGAAGTACCTTACTATCACGTCACCTTGACTTACCCCATCCACGCAAAGTATCGTCCAACCAGACTCTCAGGGAAAGGGTGCCCCTTTCTCCTGAACCGTTAACTGGATATACAATCCTGTGCGTTGCATGTGCTAACTCGCTGATCACCAGCCACTTACCAACTCGGATACGCAGGAGCGTCCCGACTTAGTAACTGACTAGTGCCCGAATGCCGACTGTGACAGCACCCCCACCCTCTGGGCGGTACCACTATCACTACCAGTCGACATCGGCTATCAATCACAGAAATAAACAAGGGATTGTTTGGCGGAAGGCCCCCCATCCGGTGGTGGGGTGGGTACCAAAAAGGTACCATGTACGCAAATGAGGACTCCTTTGCTCATATTATTATTTACAATTGCCGGATGCGAAACCACCCGAAACCACCATTATTACTACCACTACGAGCATAAGTTCGTACCAATAGAAAATCCTACACATGACGGTAAAGACCTCAGTAAAAAAGCTTAGAGACGACATTCACAACTTTATTGAAGATGACGATTTCAATAATGCTGTCGCAGCATTGAGAGAAGGACTAAAAGCGAAACATACAGTTCGTCAAAGTCGTGCAGACGGAGAACGCGGAGTTGAATACACAGAAAAACCCTGCCACACGACCCGACTAAACGCAGCGAAACTCATGCTTGAGTATGGATTTGGTAAACCGGCCACTCGCGCAGAGATTAGCATAACCGATGACACATCAAAATCAGCTTCGCCAGCAGAAATTATGGCTAGAATACACTCCGCAGGGAGTCAAATTAGCCAAATTATAGACGTTTACGCAGAATCTGTAAAAGAAGCTCCTTTAGAGATATCAAATCATGAGTAAAAAAGTAAATTATCAAGATTTTTTAAAATCTGTCGCGGACGGTAAGGTAAAAACCGCTTCAGACAGCCTAAATCACACCGCACGTAAGAAACACCCTAAAAAGAAGAAGACTTTAGACGAGCCAGCTCCTTCATCGGGAAAACCCTACGGATATTTTGAGATGAAAGGCAAACGGTACCAGAACAACGGAAATGGCTGGAAAGAACTAACTAAAAAAGGCCCTAAAAGTATAGATAAAGCACTATGAAAAAGACAAATGATCCCTCCGAAATGTTTGAACACGAACTTTCCGCTGTCTTTGTGCGGTGGTGGGAAGAGTCAGACTTAGATGAAATTGAGATGTCTGATATTGCGGTAGGTGTCATAGAGAGATTCTGTGACACTTCTGTTGAATTTGAAAGCGATATAGATCTCAGCGACATAGACGATGATTGATCTAAAAACAGAAAGGATGGTTGGTAAAGGCCCAGGAGGGTCTAAAACCTTTACGGGTTTTCAGCCAAACTATCTATTTGGCCTAGATGACTTATGCCAAAAGTTTGTATATCCATCGTGCCGTGTTCTTGAGATTGGGTGTAATAGGGGAGTTAGTACAGAGTTGTTCGCCAGCTACGCCCGTAGCGTCACGGCAGTCGACATAAAACTAAAGCCTAGAATGGAAGACCTGCTAGAAAGAACCTCAAACATTAAGTTTGTTGAATCTTTTTCAAAAGATTACCTCAATCGACTAGTTGAAGGAGACTTTGACCTAGTATATTTAGACGGCGACCATTCACATAAGACTGTAGTAAAAGAGCTTCGCCTAGTGCTCACACGATTAAAAAGAGGCTTTATACTGGCAGGGCACGACATGTACCCGAGCACCAGAAAGCAATCGCAAGTCCAAAAAGCAGTACACGAAGTTTTACCAGGAATTCATGAAGGGGACCTAATTATTCATAGATTTTCTGACAGCTCTTGGGCTGTAGCAATTTAATATGACCAAAGTGCTTTTCTTCGGCGACTCCCATACTCGGTGCTACATAAGCAAGGGAGCTGACCTTGTTCAGGAAGAACTTGATTTTACGACATGTGTAGTAGATGGGGCAACCGCCCAGGGTGCTGTAAATCCGCACTCTAAGACGAAAGCACTCTCTAGCTATCGTGCAGTTCTCAAAAAGAGAATTAATGAGGCTTTCGATTACTTTGGGATAATGCTAGGCGAAGTAGATTGCGGTTTTGTAATCTGGCACCGCGCCAAGAAGTATAAAAAAACTGTAAGCTCCCAGATAGATTTAGCAGTGGGAAATCTTGAGACATTCTTAAACGAGGATGTAGAGAAAAACTTTACAAAAAAGCAAATAGTTGTCGTTGGGGCCACCCTCCCAACTATTCAAGACAACGCGGATATAAAAGTATTAAAGGGTGCGAGAGGCTCAGTTACCGCTAACCTAAGCCAAAGAATGAATTGCACTTTTAGGTACAATGAAAAGCTCAAGAAGATGGCTGAAAGTAACGGATATAGATACTTTGATGTATCCGAGGAGACATTAGATAAACCAAACAACCGAGTACACCCCCGATTCCTAAGATCAGATCCCGAGGATCACCACTTTAACAGTAAAGCTGCGGGCCCTCTTTTTGCAGATAAGTTTAAAGAAGCTATACAATGACCGATAACACTGACCAACTAGAAGACCTAATAAGAATTGACCCTGAAGTTTGGTTTAGCACTTTTGCGGTAATCAAAGACAAGCGGGGCAAGGACATAAAGCCTAAAGCTAACACCTTACAAAAAAGGATGTTTGCTCACTACAGAAAGTGTCAGCTTGAAGATGTTCCGTGTAAGATGATCATACTAAAGCCACGGCAAAAAGGAGCCTCGACTTGCGCCCAAGCACTAACGTACCACCACATGAGAAAACATGAAAGTCTATCGGGCTCCCTCATGGGGGATATTAGTGGCACCAGTGATAAGGTTTTTGAAATATACCGTCGGTACGCAGAGAATGACCTTTTCCCATGGGACGAAAGCGGAGGATCTTTAGCCGAGGGTGGAAACATGGTGGATCTAATTAAGCTCAAAAGTACCAGTGCATATGGAAAAGAAACTGCGGGTTCTAAGAACGCGGGAAGATCTGGAACAATCCAAGTAGGTAACATGACCGAGGTTGCATTCTGGCCTATGCAAGGAGAAAGAGACCCCGCACTCGGGTATCTTCAGTCTTTGTATGACGAAGATAACATTTCACTGGTAGTAGCTGACTCTACACCTAACGGGCCTGCTGGTTGGTTTTACCGAACCTGGGTACAGGACAATGAATGGGCGAAGATATTTGCTGCCTGGTTCGAATTTGAAGACTCAGTTATACCGTTTAAATCTGATGATGAGCTTAAAGAGTTCCAAAACACTCTAACCGCAGATGAAGAGTCTGAAATGGAGAGGTTTGACGTCACCTGGGAGAACATGCACTGGAGAAGAAGAGTTCTTCAAGACAAATGTAATGGGGATATCAGCAAGTTTAGACAGGAATACCCGTCCGATCCCGAAGAGTGTTTCTTAATGTCTTCTAGACCAAGGTTTCACACAAGCAACCTAAGTTTAATGACGAAAGCCGCAGAGCTAGAGAAACCAATTGTGGGTACTGTAGGAATACATCCCGATGGTAAACACGCTAGTTTTAAGCCAGACCGCGCGGGAAACTGGGTAGTATACGATCAGCCCGAATATGACTCCCGATATCTAGTATCCGTTGACACATGCACAGGGGAGGATCAGCAATTACAAGGTTTAGCTGCGGATCCGGACTATCATTCAGTTCAAGTTTGGCGTGGGCCCTTTGAAGATCATCGCGGAACTTGGCGAGTACCTAAAATGGTAGCCCTACATCACTCTAGAATGGACATTGGTGTTCTTGCTCAAGAGGTAGAAGCGATAACCAGGTGGTACGGAAATGCTTTTGTAATACCTGAAATTAATAACTCCGGTCTCGCTCTACTTAAATACCTATTGGAATCGGGATTGAGTGTGTATCGACGTAGGAAATTTAACGATGCGATGGGTATGGTAGAAAAAAGTTTTGGTTGGTCTACAGATAAGATAACCAGGAAGACGATCATAGATCATATGGCAGCAGAATTAGTAGATCAAAACTTTTACATACCCGATCTGGGAATCCTAAAAGAGCTAAAAACCTTTGTTATTAATGATAAGGGCAAACCTACGGCCGCACCTGGGCATCACGACGACCATGTTCTCGCCGCAGCTATTGCTTTGTACAACATTGACACGGCAACAACATTTAAAGCTCCCCGTAAAAAAAATATATCTAACGCGATGCTTCGTAAAAACCCTGGGCTAATGTGCCCAGATGGGTTTAGCCGAGTCCCGTTAGGAGTCCTGAAGAAGAATTACAAGCGGTTGAAGCCTTAATTGACCGCAACTAGAGTCGTCATATGATTCAACCCCAACCGACTTTAGATGCGCCGGCCCCAACTGCTGAAAGAGTGCCAGGAAGCACTAAGTTTGAGAGGTTAAGGCAGAGACTTGTAAATAACAGGGACGGAGCTACTTTTGGTAATATAGACAGTGGAGACATGGCTTATGAGATAAAAGACATGTCTGCTGAAGAGATGACTGCGCTCTACAAAGAGTTCGGTAAAGATCCAGGAATGGCAGAGCTTTTTCAAGACGCTAACCAAAAGAAAGAGTATTACGCAGAAGGTGGAGACTACAACGGCCTAAGCCTGTTAAACTCCTTGAATTCAAACCTTTCGGATATGGCCTCTCAAGACCGGCCAGATGAAGATATGCTCACAAAAGCAGGTCGCTTTGGAGCTGGCGCGCTTCATGGAGTGACTGAAGGTCTCCAAACCGCATTCGGCCTAGGTCACGATCGCTTTTCGGATACTCCCATAAATAGTGGTGGTCCTCTTCAGCAAGCTGGAGATTTACTCGGACTTGGAAATGCACACCTAGCGAGACCTTTACTAAAAAAGGGTGCTCAAATGGCGTCTACCCAGGTACCTACAATAGCGAAATACGGGAAGAAAGGCCTGGATTTCGTAAAAGGTATGTTTAACGGCGGAAGGGGAGCTACTACTTCAGGAGCCAAAGTAGGCGGGGTAGCTAAGCACACGATCAACGGAGTTGACGATGTCGCAAAAGGCGGAGCTGCTGCGGTTACTAAAGAAGGCGTCAAAGAAGGCGGCGAACAAGCAGCTAAAAAAGGGCTAATACCTGGCATAATAAAGAGAAACCCTGGGAAGAGTATAGGAGCAGGTCTTATTGGTGGCGCTGGCATTGCCAATTTAATGGATAACGAGCCTGTCGCTGAAACAACGGAAGAGGGCGAAACCGACGAGGGTATTGATGACGGCACGCTCGCAAATGGACAAAGCACTTTAGGACTCGGAACTGGGCTTAACCCAGGTGAGCTGAACGCTAGCAATCAAAGAGACTTTGCAGATAATCTCGGTACCATGAAACCGCGTCTTGGCGGAAGTGGAAGCAAAATGATGGATCTAGGTGCGGCCAGACAAAGAGCTTATGCTGACACCCTAGATATGCGAGATATCGAAAAAGATAAGGGTACATACGACCCAAAGTATTCCCAGGATCCAAACTACTTTCTAAAACAGCGATATGAGTCAACTGGTAATCGTGGAGCAGGCGCCTGGGATGCGTTAGATCCCGCAAAAAAAGCGGAAATGGCGAGCAATTACCGAGCAAACAGCTATTACGACTCAAGCTCAGATGCTGGTAAAGCAGCAGATGCCAAGTTAAAAGAATCGGGTTATACTCCTCCCATGGCCGACGCGCTATCTCAGGCCGAAGGACAAGAAATGGCTGAGCAAAGCCGTCTTCAAGAACTTGATGCAGCTGTAGAAGCCCAGCAATCAGGAGAAACTGGAGGATATGGTGTTGCCGCAAACCCCGAGAACTATCAGGGCAGCGTTAAGTCGGTAACTAAAGATGAATTTACAGATAAGAGTGGCATGTTTACACCTGGTACTGGTCTCATCGGAGACGGAAAGGGTGGTTATAGTACTCTTGAGACAGGAGATGCATTTGAAGGTTCAGGTGGAAAGAAATCTGCTGAAGAATATTTAATAGGAACCGAAGAACAGGGTCCTATTCAGCCTCAGGGAGAGAAGAGCTTTGGTCCTCAGCAAAATATGCCACGACCAATGCGCGACCCTGGAGTTGAAATACAAGGCCCAGTCGCAGGGGCAGGCAACCAAGGTTACAGTCAAGCTGATCCTCTACTCGACCCAAATGTTGGCGAAATACAAAACCAACAAAGAGAGCTCTCTCCGATTGAAAACGGAGCTAGCCTAATGGCACAGCTCGATAACTTCGGCCCAGGGAGTGGTAAAGCACCCGAGATGACTAAAGAAGGAGTGTTCACCCCTGAAAAAGAAAACCCCTTTCTTGATGACTCGGCCGCTAGCTACGAAAGACCCGAATACGCGAATCAATCAGGCAAAGGGATGTACACCGATCAGTTTGGTCAGCAATCTCAATTGAGCGAAGGCTCAGTCCGAATGTCCGCAAATGATGAGGATTACGGCGACAACTTTACTAGTAAAGACGATGCTCTAGGGTATGTAAACCGAGGAGGTAGACCCACAATAGATGAGCCCGCTCCCGCTCCCGGACCAGTTGCAGATCCAAACGCAATCATGGGCCCAGAGAATACCGCGGATACTGGCTTAGACACGCTGACAGGTTTAGGTCTAGGCGCTGGAGTTGCACTGCTGATGAGAAAGTTTGGCGTACCAAAACAGGTCGCTGAAAAAATGTTTAAGGCTCAAAGAATGAATGTTGTCCCTCAAGGGCAGCTTGCTAACGGAACCCGATTATTAGGAAACAAAACTCAACCAAGACTAGGAAATATGCCCGCTAGAAATACACCGACTCCAGGAGCTGCCGTAACACCAGAACAATTTAGACAAGCTGCTAGTCCCGCTGGCCGAGCTCAGTCAAGTGCTCTTGCTTCTCAGCACGCTGCACAGAATGCACCTCGAGTAGCTTTAGAGAGATCCGGAATCCCCCGCATTGGTGGAGGCAGATACGGAAGAACTGAAGCAATGCGGAAAGAAGCTTTAAGAAGACAGAGAGAACAAGCCACTTTAGGCAACACCTACTAACCCGCCCACAATATGTCCTTACTTAGTGATTTGGACTTAGGAGCTGGGGACTACGATAAGAAAAAAGATTCCGGCCTAAGTAAATTTATAAGCAAGCCTTCCCCAAAGGCTTATCAGCCCTTTGGAGGGCCAGCTCCAGTTACACAGAAGGCTACCAACCTTAAGCGCTACGAAAATCCAGCCGACGACCCACGTGTTGACAACTTTTCTCCTTTCGACGAACTCGACACCTACGATCAAGCAAAGTCTCAGCACAGCATATTAACCAGTGAGTCTTCAAAATTAGGCCAGCTAACCTCAATGTGGGACGGTCGGTATGATGACTACCTCTCAAACGAGCTAAAACCTTTCTACGATCAGCAAGGTTTATACGGAGAAATAAAGGATAGCAAGAGTGGTGACGAGTATTTCAATCAGATCGATGCCCACTATAAGCAGCTCGAGAAAGACTCTCTTGAAGAAGACGGTTTTATGGGGCCGTCCGATCGCAAAACCGGAGCACTTGAATCTTTAAAAGGCTTTGGCTCCTGGAATGGGGCTAATGGTATGCGTGCTAAGTTCCTGAAACTAAAAGAGGAACGCGATAAAAGAAAAGCAATGCGCGACGATGTTGATTCCAGGAAGACAGCATTGTTGGACAGCATGGTTAGCATCCCACTTGAACAGCGCATCGCAATGGACGCGCAACTTAAGTCAAAAGGTAAGGGATCCTCTAGCGCAAAACAGGTTAATGCAAAGCTGAATTCGATGAACTGGGAGAAACCAGTAGTAGATAAGTACAGCGGAGAAGTCATTAATCTCGATCGAGTAGATCCACGAGCCACTATAAAGTCCACCCCTGACAAATATACAGGAAAAGACCCAATTAAGTCTGCTCAAAACCAACGCCTCGCTAAAGCGATGGGTGGTAATGTAGATGCGATACTAAGAGAAAGAGAAGTTTTAGATAAAAGTAGAAACCTTAGAACTAAGGGTTACATGACCCCGCACACGGGAACACTCCCCCGTGGCCTCAGCAGAAAAGATGCAGACCTACTAGATGCAGCAGCACTAAAAGCATCAGGTATTACTGACTTTAAAGGGACTCCCATTGACGAGGCTATCGCAGAGCTAGGTGGCGAAGAAGGTTTAGAGACAGCAAAGATTTTAAAAGGAGTTTACCAGGCAAAAGACCTATATCGCCAAGCTCAGATGGAGTTAATCAAAAGCGCTGGTAACGGTAAAGCCCGACCCGCACTAAAAGATAAGCTCGAGGATGCTAAGAACAACTACTACGGCATGATGAATGTGGCGGGTGACCACGGCCTTAACTCTAGAATATACGAACAGATGTCATCTCGCGACGACGAAGTCGGGTGGTGGGAAGGTGTCAAAAGAAACATGTCAAATGCTTGGAACCGTGGTCTTAAAATGGCCGACCAAGCAATGCTCAGTGATGAGATAGCTTTAAACAGAATAGGGGAATCTACAGTTAAAGAACTTATTGATATATCCCAAGACATCGAAGACATGCCAGGAAGTAAATCGTTGCAAAGACTTCAGAATATGAAGTCCAGCAATGTTCTTTCAGCGATCGGAAAGATGATTTTTGACGAGCCTGAAGCGCTACCCGAAATGCTTGTAGAAGTCATGACGGCATACTTACCGACTTACTTAAATACAGCCAAGGTTGCACTACCCGCATCCGCAGCAGTCGGAGTTGTAGGTAAGATGAAAGGTAAGTTTGGAATACTTGCGGCCACAGGAGTAGGCGCTCGACTAAATGCGGGTCTTGCTTCTTTCGCACTCGAGTACACAGGTGAAGTAATGGGCAACCTTGCAGAAATGGGCATTGATACAAATGACCCCGAAATAGTAATGGCTGCTTTCCAAGATGAAACGGTATTAAATAAGCTTCGCAAGAAAGCCACTTTAAAAGCAGGCGGAGTTGCTCTAGGTGATATGTTTGGCGCAATGATGGCTGGACGAGTTCGTCAAAGTGCAAACTATTTAGGAATAAAGTCCGGGAAGCTTACAAACGCCAGTAAGTTCGCTAAGCAAAAAGGTAGAACAGATTGGACTCAAGCTGGTCTTGATGTACCGATTTTTACAAAAGCTCAGAGGATGACGGGTGTTGGTGCAGAAGAAGGAGTTCAAGTGGCTTCTGGAATGGGTGGAGAGTTTTTAGGTCAACTACTTTCCAGGGATCCTGGCGAAGGATTCGATCACGACGCAATTGCCGCAGAAGGTGTTTTAGATCTAGTTAGCCCCTTTGGTCTTTACGGATCGGTCAGAGAAATAGTGAAGAAGCCAGACAACTTTGACTTCTCAATGGCAACACCGACTTACACTGAGCCAAAACCGTATGAGATTAACGGTGAGCCCGTTGGTACTACAGGAACTGTGACTAGAGCGGGTATGACCAATACCTGGCACACTTTTGATAATTCAGACAGCATGGCTGCTCATGTAATGGATGCCTCAAATATTAACTTTGATTCCGAAGAAGGTAAATGGCTCCAGCACACAATCATGCAGTTACAAGGCATGAACCCCGCTGACTTCAAGAACATGCGTTTGGTGATGGCTGAGAGAACACCACAAGATGTAACTGGCGAAGGCTTTTTTGAGCACGATCCAGAAAGCGGAGCGTTCACCCTCTCTTTTAATAAGAAGCTCATGCAAGAGAATCCCATGAGGGCTTTCATGCATGAATCGGGACACTTTGCTCGCAGACAGATCTACAAAGATAATGCAGAGTTTTACGAAACCTACAGAAACCTGGGTGAGAAAGTTCAGCTAGATTCTCTCGCCGAGTATGTCCTTAAAGTGCCTAATATAAAGTACACTCAGATTAAGGATAAGGCTAAGCAGGCTGAGGTGTTAAAGTACTATCAGACTGTTCCACTAGAAGTACAAGCGGAAGAGTGGTTTTCACTGCAATACGCAAGAGTACTTGCGGGAAACAAGGCAGACAGGAGCATCGTAAAACCTTTAGAGAGTTTCTTAAAAGAATTTATTAGACCCGCAATGGAAGGTTGGATGGGTTCAGTTGAGAATGCTGGAGAAGACGCGGTCAATATTGACGGAAGAATTTTAAGCGCCTTAGGATGGGGACCAAACGGTACTCGTATGGGTGAAGATCTGCCTCACAGTTTTACAAGAGCTGGAGTTCGAAGCCCCGCTCTACCGAAAGGTTTTGAGGGCATGAGCGAACAGGAAGGTTTAAACTTCTTGTCTCAAGCAATAAGAGAAGCTGGTCTCCAAGAAAACAAGGAGCTTATAGAATCAGTTGAAGCAATTCTCGGCAGAAAATTTTACACTAAAGAAACTACTGCTTTCGCAACAGCTGAAGAGAAAGTTACAGCGGCAAAACAGTATAAAGAAGAAGCGGGAAAGATCAGAGAAGCCGTTACGGCCAAGAAGAAAGCTGAGCCTAAAAAAGCACCTGACAGTGAGCAGAGCTCCAGGATTAAACTAAGGGAGAAAGAAGGCCGTCGGTCAACTTTTGCACCACAAGACCCGCAAGTTGGTATAGATAGAGCCCGAGGAGACCGCGACGCAACTGAGGCATTTGATGCTGAGGTAGAAGCCGAAGTTCAAGGACAGCTATCTAAAAGCCCGATTGAACAATGGATTTCCGAGTTAAATCAGATTGAATCTAAAGCTGCTCAGAATGTCTATGCAACTAAAGCGCAAAAAGACGGGAAAGTCACAGTAACAAAAAGAAGCCCTGGATCTCTTCAGAAAGTCGGTTCCAAGGTAGTAAAAGAATTTAAAGACCAGGAGGAAGCCGATACTTATGTTAAAGCCCAAACTGAGTCCGACCTTAAAGATTCTACTAAAATAGTTAATGCCTTAAGAGAGGTTGAGTCGTTACTGACTAACCCAAAAGATCTAGCTAAAAAAGTTAAAGCTGCTCGGAATAAAAGAATTGAGGAGCTGATGAAAGAAGACGGCATTGCCTATAAAGATCTGCCTCAAGACGATAAAGCTAAGACTTGGGATAAGTATGTACCGAAAGTTTCAGTCATAACAATTATCTCTGACCTTACTGGTTTTGATAAAATACTTGAAATGAGTAAAGGTGGCTCGAGCCAGTGGGGTTCGCAGTTAATCGCGAATATGCTCATGAAGCTACCAGGTGTAAATGATATTGCGGAGTTTGACTACTTAGGAAAAGACGAACTAAAATCGGTCACCGAAAACATTCAGGCCCGAAAGCAAGAAGCTATTAAAGAAGCTCAATCAATTGAAAAAAGCTTGGGACAGTTAAGAAAAGCCTATCCCGATAAGAAAAAACAAAAGAAACAAGAGCAGGGTAAGAATGTTATAAGAGTGCACACGCTGAACCCTGGTGCTGAAGAGTTTACTAAGCAGATTAGTAAAGAAGGTAAGAAGGCAGAGAAGGGAGTTTCATACATAACGGGCATGGAAAAAATGCTAGATGCGTATGAGAAAGACGATGCAGCAAATTCTACTCCTGAAGAGGCAAAATCAAACAGGGCGTTAGTAAAGGGTCTACTGACCAAGGTTGCTAATAACAACAACTTTATAAAGAAATATAAGGGTAACCAGATAGCCTATAACACTAAGGCTAAAGATTTTGTTGTTCTATCGAAAAGACGAGAGAAGAAGAGCGAAAAGAAGCTTGCGAAAGAAACTGACAACATAAAACCCGATACAAAGAAAGCGATTAAGGCTGCGGTGATCAGCGCGATTGAATCTCAAGCAAAAGCGATGATTAGCGCAAAAGATTTAACCGCCCAAGACTCCTATTTAAATTACGCAAAGCTTTCCAGAAACCAAACTTTTAGAAATGCTCAGGCTTCCTATTTTGTAGAAAATGGTTTTAATTATAATTTCATAACTGCATTTTTAGAAGTTATGTCTTCCGGCCCAGACGGAAAGACCATGACCCCAAAAGATGTCTTTAAGCATATCGACAAGGGTTACGCTCAAGGCACAGAGGCCCAGCTACTGCAAGACGACCAAACACCTTTCGACTTACGCAGTGAGTTTAACAAAAATCTCAAGAAGCTTATTGAAGCGCCTAAACCCGAACAGAAGAAAGATAAGCAAGGAAAGACTTACACAAAGACGAAGTACGACAGTATGTCTATAGACTCTGTCTACAGACTGTGGAATGATACCATAAACGTTAAAGGCGGTATTTTTGACACTCTTAAAGACCAACTAGGCAGAGACCCAAAGCCAGAGGAAGTCGCCCAAAAGCTCTCCCAAATAATGCGTAAGCCAAAAGCTTTACTCTCTATTCTCGGGAAAGAAGGTAAGGCTGCGAGGTTAGCCTCTCTAACTGAACAGATCCAAAAACTGGAAGAAGCGGAGATGCTATACGCTCCAGAAGACTATACTATCATATGGAAGAATACTGTAGTTAACGGCATTAAAGGTGGCACGGCCTATATCAAAGAAACCCAAGGGCAAGAAGATTTCTACCGCAGGGTAACTATGGAAGACATGGCTAAGACCTCAGATAATCTGAGGTACTACATCGAGAAAGACGGCAAATATTATTCTAAAGATAAGGACGGTAAAGAATACATAGTGCTAAAGCCTCAAGAGTCGCTGAAGGGTTTTTACTTAGGCTTTGACCTAGCCAAACAAAAGAACCCTGACCGAGCGACTTCACTATACGGTGGGCTGACTGCTCGCCAATACGCACTAGCTCTATCCGCAGCCGTTGCATCTAGACACTCCCCCGCTAAAGGTAAATCGGTAAAATCTAATCTCAATCGGGACACTATAGAGAGCTATACTTCTGACCAGGGAACAAACCTGTTGCAGATCCTATCCCACCAAATATTTCAGCTAAATGAGAAGTCGCTAGATACAGATTTCGAAAGAGACGGGCTACCAGTTCGCCGACAAAGAATGGCCGAGCTTGCAGATCAAAGAACTCCTCAAGAAGCATTTCTATACGACCTTGTAAACGCAGCAAACTGGACAGGCTCATCTTGGGAGAATTCAAAACAAGGTAAGATGCTTTGGTTAATGTACCAGAAATCTACCTATTTTGCGGAAGCAATCAAACTTGCAGAGACTACTAAAATTCCAGGCGAAAGCGAAAAAAGCCGACTAGACAGGATCGAAAGGTACAAGAGAAATTTAGGCGTCCTCCTCAACATGGAAATGAGCAGTCCCGATGAAGTCGGCATTGAGCGCAGCACTTATCTAGAACCCGATTTTAATTCTGAAGTAATCGAGGACACCAGCGAAAAAGCTCAGCAAATGCGAAAGAACATCGTGGGCCGACTTAAGAACTTCTACAAAAAGTATGAGGATGCGGAACACGCCAAAGAGAGAACCCCAATGGCATTTGAAGCGTGGGTAAAAGATGTTGAAGGTTTAACAAAGGAAAAGAAAGCGTATGAAGGGTTTAACCATTTCGCTCGGATCCGAGAAAATCAAAGAGTTCTTCAAGCGAGATATGTTGCGAGTCATCCTAAAGGTCAGTCCTACAGAAAGTGGCTCAACGTAAAAGATAAAAATGGCAACTATGTAAATCGCGAAGAAAAGATAAGCGACGGTTTAATCAGTCAAGGAGGGCAGACCGAGTTACCTATTGAGGTCACCCCTGAAGGTATTATTGGTGGAAGTCTTTGGAGCGGTGCTTTATCGGAATACGAGTTTAAATACATGAAGTCTCACGCTCTAGCCGCAGTGCTGAAAGTTTGGGAAGATGATATAACAGGAGACGGATTGTGGACTTCAGGCTTAAGCACAAAGTATCGGGACACTCTCGCTACAATTGGTGCTTCTGAATCCGAAAACAAATTTATTGATCGCTTACAGAATAGAAGATTTAAGCTCGAAAGCGGTTCTGCCGAGTTCGACAAAAAAGCGTATGCAAGTTGGAAAAGTAAGAATAAGCTTCCCGAAATACCTCGCACTAGTAAAAAATTAGGGGAGCTTAACAAGAAGAGAACCGACGCATACAAAAAGCGGAACTCCGAGGATCAGAACGATGTCACTCAGGAGATCAAAGATCTAAACGCTGAGATCACACAGGAAGAGGAAGTAATTCGTAAAAGTGCCGCAGCCGCAAGACAATCAATATTTGACGAGTACGCAAAACTAGAGAGAGCTGACGTAGAAGAGGGAGCAGACACCACTACAAATGAAGCAATTTTAAGTAACCTCCAAGAGCAGTTTGTAGAGCAAAAGCCCACTTTCTCACATCAAATCAAAGGCGACACAAAAATAAGCTGGTCTAACCAGTACCGTGTTCGCGTAAAGCCCGTAGAGACGAAGTTCGATGAGATTTTTGTATTCCCAGAATTCAGAACTGAAGGGTACGAGTTTATAGCAGATGCTGAGGCCCTACAGAACCCCAACGATGTAGTTGAAGCAATGGAAGGCGTGCATGGAGAATTCACGTTTGCCGACGCAGATAAACAAGTAAGCTTACTAAACCTGTATATAAAGCAGGCACAAAAAGCTTTTGGTACTATGTTCAACCTTGTTGATGACGAAGACAAGCGTGTCCCTGGTGTAAAAGTAGATCAGTACGGTAAAACATTTGAAGTGCCCAGTCGGATCCGCAAAGGCGGTAAGTTTGCTGAGTGGAACCGAGTGTACATACAACGCGAGCAACTAAACGAAACATTTTTAAAGTCTACAGCCTTTGAAGGAGATACAGTTAAATTCAAGGGTACTGATACAGACGGTAAATCAGTTAATGTTAATGCAAAATTCAGTGGAGATGTTTGGGTAGATGCGGACAATAAAGAGCTCAGCCACAGAATGGGAGCTGTTCAAGTCCCCACTAATGAGCAAGAGGCAGAGACTGGTGTACTACAGGAGTACTACAATAGACCTAGTATATACGACCAAGCTATTTCAGCTTATGCGGACAAGCTAGACGGAGAGGGTCGTGACTTCATGCGAGCGGACAGCGATGGTCACTACTCAGCGGTCAGCCTACTTAAACAAATTTGGAAAGGTGGAATGGCCTCATTTAACCTGTTCCCTACAGCCGACACTAGAGAATCAGACAGCGGAGGAGAGGGAGTATCAGCGGAAAGACCTGGGCAAAAGCTTTCACCGTACATAATACAACGAGTCCTACAACCTTTAGTTAAGCAGCTATACAAGGATCTAAAGATAGATGTAAATGCAGTTGTACCAACCGATAGACCCGATGCAGAAGAAGTAACCTATGGTCAACTCCTTGAGTCCTTAGACCTACTCAAAAGTCAAGAGCCAGAGGTCGAAGCCGGAGCTGTAGTCGATAACGAAGACTCTATAGCCTACCCACCAGACAGAGTAGTTCTAGATGATGCCGGTCAGTCCGAGTTTATTAAGAAGTGGTTTAAAGAAAACCTTGAAGCCTATGAAGGTGATGAGCGTTTTATTGGTCGTCTTCAGTCTGAAGTAGGTACGGTAACAACAGAGGAAACAACCAGAGAAGTTAAAGGTGGAACTATTAAAGTTCCCGCTAAAGTAGTAAGCAACCAGGACATTGACCTAACAAACTTGACTAGCTCTAGGGGTGTTATCGTATTCCATTCCCGAAAGGAAGGCAGTAAGAGAGGTCAAGACGTCGCGGAACTAGCTCGTACCGATCCAGATTTAGATTTGATTGAAGTAAATCTAGCTGAGGATCTAAACTTTAGAGATATACAGAAGCAAGTTAAAGACTCGATGGGTAGATACGTTGAGTATACAGATCAATACAACCTCAACATTTTCACGACCGGGACTACCGTAAAGGAACAGGAGAAAATACAACAGGTTCTTGATGCGATTTTC